AATATAATCGACTTTTAGTTTTACTAAAGAGCAATCAATTCCTTTTTGTTCACATAAATCAATTAGTTGAATATTTGTCATTTTAGAATAAGGAACAATAGTTGCTACTTCTTCTTCTTCTGGGTTTTCATCAAATACTAAAGACAATGTATTAAATTCATCTTCAGATACTTCTACTGATTCGTTTCCGTTAAAAGCGAAAAATGTTATTTTTTCATCTTTTATTTCAATGCAATATTTTATCATTTTGTTTTTTTTTATTAAAAAAAAGGACCCAAGTATTACCTCGGGCCCTTTCTTTCGGATTAATAATTAGGGAGTCATGTAGATAATACCACTAGATACAGTGTTGTACATAACAATCATTTTCTCTGACAATACTTCGTATCTCAAAGCATCTTCTGATGTGTAAACAGGAGAACCGGTTTTACCAGTCAAACCATTTATCTCAGCTGATACTTCTCTACGAGAGAATCCATTTCCACCTTTAGTAAGAATTTCAAGGTTTCTTCTGCCATTTTCAGTAGAAAGATCCAAGAATACCATCATTCCAGAACGCAACAATTTACCGTTACGACCTCTTTCAGTGTATTTTTGTTCGTTATCCCATTCAGGATGTTTAACAAAAGTAACTTTGTTACCATTGATGTTAAATGAACGGAAAGTGTAACCAACATCGATAGTTTTACCACCGATTTCAGTGTTGCCTTCCATATCAATGTTAGAACGCATTCCAAGAGCAGAGTAAGCATAATCTTTCAATTCTCTTTGTGCAGTTGCATAACCATCGGTACCTGTAACGCAAACCCATTCTTTTCCAGAAACCATGTTACATTTCTTTTCAAGAACAGTCATCATGTCAATGATGTCATTGATAGTTTGTGTTCCATCTTGTGCTGAACCAAATGATACGTTTGAACCTTCAATTTGACGAAGAATACCATCACCTTGTGTAATTGGCAATCCTGTTTCTGGATCATTACCAAGAGTTGAATAGCTTAACAATTTACCGGTTGTAGGATCTTTCATTGAAGAGATACCATCCCAATACATCGTTTCATCTTCCATCATACGTTGAACACGAGCTTGTTGTTGTTGAACATAATACCATCCTTTAGAGGTAGCACCATTGTCATTTTCGTATTCAATCCATAGAACGTCTGAACCTGCACCACCAGATACACCAAATCCTTTACGGGAAATAGTCATGTGTTGCATAAAGGTATCAGGAGTATGGAAACGACCATAACCACGAAGTGATTTTTCACTGTAAGAGGTGTAGCCACCAAAAGCTGTTTTAGGACCTTGTTGTGGAGCAACGTGTGTAGCCCATGCAAACAAAGTTCCATCTGGAGCTTTAAAGGTGTAGATATAACTACCTGAAGAACCTTGTGGCATTCCCATAACACGAGCTTGAAAATTTTGACCATGGAATAAACAGTTCATTCCGGGTACCAAATAATCATCTTTCATAGATAATTGGAAAGTTCCATCAGGTTGTGTTCCACCTACTTGGTAGTTGATTTCTGATGCTTGTTGAATACGACCCATGATGTCGAATTGATAAGAGTTGTTACCAATTACTTTGTCTTGTGGGATTTCTCCAATTTGAGTTTTTTGATAACCCAAAGCATATTGACTTGTTACGCCTGAAGCGATAAGGGTTGTCAACATACGTTTATCGGCATACTCAAGAATCCTACGGATAGCAGGATATTTAAGTTGATTGTCGATTAAGTTCCACTCTGTGGTACAAGAAGGTGTCCATTTACCTTGTTTTACTTGTATTTTGCCTAAATGTAAAGCCATTTTAGAATAAATTTAAATTGTTAATTTTACTAAGATTTATTCCTCATTAAACTAATCTCCTAAACTTTGTTGTAAGTTTTCGAAGTTTGGTCCTTCACCTCCCGATGTTTGTCTGTTTCTTGATCCATGTCCGGAACTGCCTTCAGTTTTTGGTGGAACATTACTGAGCTTTCTGCGAAACCTGTCCGCTCCTGCATCATATTCCATTGTTTTTAACTGCTTTAGCGCCTGGTCCCCGAAGTAATATTGCATTGCGGCTTTAACAGCAACTGAAGGATTTTCCGCAAATAACTTCCTGAGCTCTCCGGATTCCCACTTTTGTGCTATTATTTCTCTTTGCTTATCACTTACAGGTATATCAAAGAATGTCTTAGTCCTGCTAAGTTCTTCTTTAAATTGGGTGTTTTCCTTAGTGAATCTTTCTTTTAATATTTCTTGTTCTCTTTGTTTTATTATTTGCCTATCGTATATAGCCTCTTCTATAACTTCATTTCTTTTGTTTTGAAGATTAGTTCTTAACTTTGAATCTTCAAGTTCTAAAACACTAATAACCTGCTCGTATTGAGTACCTTTATTAATAGTGATCATCTTCTCACTCATAAGCTGTATTTCAGCATCAGCCATTGTTTCGGTAAAATTTCTAGCAAGTAAATCTGCTTTTATTAACTCTGATGTTTCCATTTGCAAATAATTATCAATTATCTGCGTTGGCTTTTCAAAGTCATCAATAGTGCCGCCATTAAGGACATGCTCTAAATATAACCTTTCTCTTTCAGGATATTTTGCAACATCAAATTGAAACTGTTCTCTTCTAACAGCCTCAATAGCTTGTGCAATTTCTTGTGTTTTTTGTTGTTTTAACGCTTCTGTATATGCTTCAATTGAATCATCTGTAATTTCTACACCTTGCTGTTTAGCAAGACCTATCCATGTGGATTCTTCATTATCATTGTTAACCTCTTCTGTATCAGCAATAGAAGTATAACCTTCTTCGCCTGGAAGTTTAAATCCTTCTTCCTCTACGTTATCATCAACTTTTTCTTCTTTTGCAACAACCGGTTCAATTGAAACCTTGTCTTCAATATCATCTTCTGGATTGTCATTGTCAATAGAAGTGTCAGGTTTTGTGTCGTTACTATTATCGACAATTGTTTCATCATCTCCAAATGCTTCATCAAGAGCTGCGAAATTTGGTCCTGAACTTTCAGGATCCGGAGCAAGGTAAAATTTTCTGTTTGTGTACATTTTTTCTTATTTTAAAGTTATGCTGTTGGTCCAGCGGGTCCTTGGTTAAGGGTTTCGTTTTGCGAAATAGCCATATTGTTTGTAAACTCATTTTTGGCTTTTAATGAGTCCTGTATTACATCTAATCCTTTTTTGATTTTTGCGAGTTCAACTTCGTGAGCCTGAACATCTTCTCTATTCTCTGTAAATTGTTTAAGTGCAGCATCTGCTTTTTGTGCTTCTAATTGCATTTGCTGTTCTCCTGCCGCTTGTTGTTGTTGCGCATTTAACTTCTGAACAGTAGCCCATCCTTTTTTAAGAACGCCAATAGCATCAGAAATACTTTCTTGTGCTTCAGCTTCTAGCAAATCAAATGGTCTTACTTCTTTGTTGTTTAAAGCATATTCTGCAATTTGCTCCATTCTTTTGCGTAATCTATTCTCTTTATTAGAATCTCCTACGTGAACACCAAAATTGTATTTTACAATTTCAGGGTTTAATTTAAGAAAGTTATATTTTGCAGAACCTAAAACAGATTCCCATTTCTTAGAACCTTTATAAGCAATTTGCATCTTAGTCATTTCAGCCATCCTAGTAAGCACGATTTCTATGTGTTTTTCCATCATATAGAACATTGGTGCTGTTATTGACCTTGAAGCAGATATATTCTCTTGCGCATTAGTAACTGTACTAGAAGCTTTAGTTTGCCCTTGTCTGTCATTATTAATACCAGTCAAAGAATCAAGAGTAATCATAATCTCTTGTTTCAACTGCAAAAGCATAGAAAAAGAAGATGAAAATCCAATATCTAATTGTTCTATAATCTTTCTTATACCAGGACTTGAAGCACTAATATTACCTGTAACTGCGGAATTATGTCTTATAAGACCATCATTAACAGCTTCATATAAAACTTCGTGCATAGACTTTCCTTTAGGAAGAAACGCTTCATCAAATCCTAACATATTACCATGAAACTTAGCAAGTTCACGGTTAATCTGATACATACACACATTGTACATGCGCGATAAATTGTCTATAGTTTCAGATAAAGGTACTCTGGTACCATTTACAGTATTAAAAAGCATACCGGTATATTGGCCTCCTACTAATCTTGATGGATCATCTTCTAAAAACATTTGATATTCAGCTCTTTTACATTCAATATCAATATCAAGACCAATACGTGTTGCCACCCAAAGTTCTTGTTTATATTGAGTAACTACTTGAATATTGTCTTTTGCAAACTTTTTGTCAAAAACAACTCTGTCTTCAAGATACTTTTCAATAATCATATCTTGCTTGTAAACAACTCCCTCGCTTTTTTTAGAAGGTATGTTTTTGGTCATTATAGGCCTTACAGAATCCCATTCAATGTTTATAACATCAACAGTAAACTCTCCGTTGTCCATTGAAAAAGGAGAATATCTACCATAGTCACCATTCAAATAATTTGATTTATTTGCTTGGATATAGTATATTTTGTTTCTCTGTTCTTCGTTTAATTCAAATTCATTAAGGATTTCAGCTACTGTCATCCTTCTTCTTTCTCCACGTATTGGAGACCTTTTTATATATGGATCCTTGTCTAATTCAATAAATATAGCATCCCTAATATCAATATCGCGATAACCAGCTTCTCCATTTTCTCGCATAAAAATCTTACCCCAACACATTGAGGCAAGTTCTATATCCATGAAATTATTGGCAAACTTAGTTTTAGTTTCATCAGAAAGAAGTGTTTCATTAATGATAATCTGCATAATTGCTTCATGTTCATTCTTGAAATTCATCTTTTCCCAACCTTCTTTATCATCAATATCGGGAACATCCATCTCTTTTGATACATCCAAACCATTCTTTTTAAGAATAGCTAACTCTTTTTTTGCCAAAGAAGCACCAACCATCATAAGATAGTTTTGTTCTTTTTCTGAAATAGCTTCTGAATTGATAGTAAAAACAGATGCGCTTATTGGTGAAGTTAAAAACTCTCCATTCAAAAGATCTATCTTAGTTTTACCTAATCTATAGTCAATAAATTTAGTCCTATTCTTTTTGCCATATGCCTCTGTAATGAATTTAAAGGCATTTGCATTAGAAAGTCCGTTGTACTGATTGAAATATTCAGTCAATTTTCTATTGTAATAATGATTCCTTTGCGTAAGTATATAGGTAGCAAAATCGAGATGCTGAGAACACCATTTTGGGGTTTTCTCATTCTCTGGAATATCTTGTCTAGGTAAATTAACTCGTAATTGCATGATTGGCAAAAATATATAATGAATTGGTATAAATTACAATTGTTAAAAATTACTCATAACTTCCGGTTTCTACAAACCTCATAAATGGATCAGGATGCCTATCTACAGGATTCTGTTTATTTGATGGCACCATATTACCTTTTCCATCATCTACCCATTCATTCATAGCCAATGGATCATTGGCAAGTAATTTGTTGTCATCTTCTGGCATTAAACCTAGACTTACGGCTTGCACAAGGGCCAAGCCTAAACTATCTACACAATCCGCATCTGAATTCAATGTTCCTTCATCGTACCCAAGAGCCTCATCTATATACGGTAAAAACCATATTTTGTGATAATGCTGCGCAAAATAACTTTGTAATAGACCAATCATTTTAGGTTGAGAAGAACCTGTAACTGCAAAACCAAACTCGTGAACCTGTTTTGAATATTCGCTTTCAAACTTTGTAGGTCTAAAAGCTAAATACTGCGTTCCTCCATTTTCCTTGTAATATTGAATGATTAATGGTTTAGCATGGTCAATAAGTGTGTTTCTATATAGCTTATAATATACCGATGTCATAAGACAAAGTTCGTAAAACTTTTCTTTTGTACGTGGCCTACACCTAATAAGAGCAACTGGTAACATAACATCTTTATCGTGAATAGTATGCATCTGCCTTAACACAGTCATTGCACCTAAAGACTTGGAAGTTAGCGACTTATCAACATCATAACTATCTATTCCACCAACTTCAAGGTTTCTAAATCCTTCTATCGGATGTCCTTCATCTAAAATCATTACAGAACATTGTGCTACCTCTGGGTCCAATAAGTCATTATCA